GGAACATAGCCTTGGCGTTATCAGACAGCTCAGAGAGGCTTATACGCTGTTCTACCCACCGTCTGGTTTGACCAAATCGTGATGCAACAGAGTCGAAGTCTTCTGAGCCATCGTGACACAATGCCATAATGACATCACACTCATCGAGTGGGTGCATATCTTCACGAATCATGTTGGCATGAAGGCCGACTTCTGCACTGTCTTCATCGAGAACAATACAGTTAACAGGTGTTGTACCTTTGCCTTTGTAGATAGTCTTGAGGGCATCGAGGCGTCTGTTGCCATCGATGACTACATAACCCTTGCCGTTGGGAGTTACGACAAGGTTATGCAGTAGACCACAGGACTGGATTGAGGCGCATAAGGCTTTGAACCCAGAGTCACTGGGCTTGACCTTACGCACATTGTTTGGGGAGTGTTTCAACTCCTTTAGTTCAATTTGCGTCTGCATTTGTTTCCTCCATTAATATGGTTTCGTCTTTGAACTCAATGCCATTGAACAACTCAAACTTTTTACCTTCTTGTGGGTAAATATAAATTGTGTGGCATTCTTTATTTTTCTGCCAACAACGAATAAGAATCTGGTCAGGTTCTTTAGCATCTATTGTTACTTTAGTTGTTTCTGCTGAGAATTGTGATTTGTGGTACATTACTTATTCCTCCATACACGCCATGTGTCATCTGTTAGCTTACGCATAGTGGCTGATGTATCGCCATATCTTCTGCGAATAGCTTGGCACATTCCAACTACATCATTTTTACCTACCTCAACACAATCTCCGGGTTTCATTTTTGAGGCAGCTACAGCAAGATTCGAATGTATGCCTCTAGGTGGAATAGGAATCCCACTGCGAATTTTTATGGTCATTTTTTTTCTCCATAGATTACGAATCATATTTTGGCTTCCAATGCGTAACATCACCAGTAAGCCAGCTTGAATTATCGCTGGACACAAAGATATGCATACTTTTCCATTCAACACCTTCGGAGTCGGTATAGTATCCTTGAAAAGTTCCCTCGTCTTGAATTACAAAATCAGGTTTAGGTGCAAAATAATATTCTACTCTTTGCCCAATCTCAGGCATTCTATCTTCTACTGCTATCCAGTCAGTCATTAGTCCTCCATGATTTTGTCAGTCAGTGTCTTTGAGGCGAACGCAACGCCAATCCACAGGGGCGCACCAATCACTGAAACCAAAAGGGTCGGGTTGATGCCCATGCCTATCATTAATAACAGGATGGTAAACGACAATGTTAGGTGAACAGTGACGAACCACCCAATCCATCTCGTCTTTGTGTTGACGAAACTGATTTGTCTTAGTTTGTTGATCATGTTTACTCCTCATTCTTTTGTACTTCACCCAGACCATGACACTCATCGCACTCACCCCATTCTCCTTTGAGGTAGCCTCCACGTTCATAGTCAATGACTGGAACTTCATATTCAAGGCGGCCTTCACCGCCACACTTTGAGCATTCTACAAATATTTCAAGCATCGAGTATGCCCTCTCTTATCATGTCTTGTATGCGTCTGCCGTACCAACCTTGGAGGCGTAAGTACATACCTGAGTCGTACAGGTATTGCCACGCCGCTATAAACTCTTCTTGGCTTTTGGCTTGTTCGATGCCTTCGGCAATAAACACAGCAATGCCAGGCTGATCATTGAAAGAATATTGGTCTGTAGTCCTCATAACCATTCTCCATTGATATTTGTTTCTTCTTAAACATCAGCATAACCTGTAGGTCATGTGTATCACCAATAAAGTGTATGTCTTTCTCAAGAGTTTTAAAAGACGTTTGAGGCACAGTTGAATCACCCTCATCGTCAACACCCATGAATAATCCTTTGTTTACAAGGGGTTGAGGATAGTTACGGTGAATCCAGAAGTACCGCTGCTCTGCATAGAGGCCTTCATCATCGATGTATACACCATCGCCATTGTCGTAGAGGCGTACGAATGTAAACATTGAGGCGTCAATGAGGCGGTTGATGTGGCTGTAACCGTCTGGGTCTATGTCTGATTTAACCAGTTCAAGCTTTTGGCTTTTGGGGTTTACGATAGTGTCCATTGATTTCATGTGAACCTCCTGTGAACATTTCACAAAAATAGCCCCACCACTTAACCTAACCTTAGCAGAAGTCAAACGGTCAAGTGATGAGGCTACCTCACAGCTCAGTTACTTTGCAGAGCTTTGTGAGCTGTGATGTTTGTGGCTGACCCCTGCGAATGTAACAACACAGGACGATACAGTCAGCCACAGTACCCCGTTCTAGGCAGTAGAGGTATATACTGTTGGAGACCTAGAACGGAATGTCGTCGTCTGCGTCATTCTTGGAGGCTGGTGCAGAGCCACCCTCAGCCGAAGCCTTCCCCGCAAGACGGAAGGTTGACCCTGCGCCTGCAAGTTTAACTTTGAATGAGCGATGTGTCACGCCATCTTTTTCATACTCCTCAATGATTGGGAAGCCTTGAGCAAAGACAGTGATGCCCTTCTTCACATACGGCTCAATGACAGATGACACGAGGCCTTTGCCATTGCTACCGTCCCAAGCTTCGAGGCGATACCAGTGGGTCTTCTCCACCTTCTCACCCTGCTTGTTGGTGTATCCTTCGTTAACAGCAACGGACAGGTTAGCAACCTTTGTGTCGTTGACCATACGAATCTCTGGGTCTGCACCCACGTTACCTGATACTGTGATTTGTGCGATGTTCATGACGAACTTCTCCTTACGTTATGTTACAGTCACTATCGACTGCACCAAAATACCCCATTGGCTTATAAAAACCAACAGGGTACTTCAGTGTTTGTGACAACGTTTGAAAGGTGAGGGTATCACGGTTCCTGACCCTCTGTGGCACTACTGACGACCTTGCTCGAGCTGACGGTGAGTACCTCAATCTTTAATGATTACCTTGGCTTTACTTCTTGCCATTCATAACCAAACTTTTTCCACTTTGGCTTTTTGTAACCTACAATCTTCTTGGTAAGAAGAAGAGTTACTGAAATTAAGCACCCCCCTATCACTGCGGCCATCATGCCAGCGAAAGTGCCGGCAAACATAACAATCAACAGCATGGTTGAGATAATGTCAACAGGGACATCAAGCCAAAGAACTTTTTTGAAATCAAACTTGGCTAACAGAAACAGGATGGCGAGTCCTGCAAATACGCCAGCAATAAGATAGAATATCATAACAAACTCCGTCTGAGGCGCTTTCAGCCTCTGGTTGGCACACAAAAAAAAGGTGGAGACCCTGGCGTTGTGCCAAGGCCTCCTATTGATGTTAGACTTCCTTGCAATGCTGATTGAGATATGCTTGCTGCTCCGACTTGGACATCGACAGCCAGCGGTCAGCAGTGACACGCTTGTTGACTGGACGCCACTGACGAGCTTTCTTCTCTGCATCAAGTGCCTTGCGTGACTTGTAGACTCCCATCGTGTAGCCAGTACGTCTCTCAATCTCTGGACGAACTGAGTTGAGTAGAACATAGTGCATGTTCTTGATGTAAGCGTACTGATCTCTGAGCTTGTCACGAAGGTCGACAAGTCTGCGATGCTCAAGCACTGTAATCTCTGGGTCAGTGATAACGTGGTCTGCGATGCTGTCTGCAATCTTGAGACCGTAACGTCCAAGTGACTCCATCTCGTACTCGAGGTTGCGAATGCGACTGTCGATGAGCTTGCAGCACAACGTCAAGTCATTGCCGTCACCATGAAACATGATGGCAGCAGTCTCAAGCTGTGCGTAATGCTGTTGCCATGCTTCATCGTATGACTGCTTGGCATGCTCTGAGAATGTCTCGTGTTGCAACTGTTTTGCAATGTCATCGAGGTATTCTGTCGTGATGTCCTGCAACCGTGGTAGTTGCTGGCACTGTTCTCTGAGTTGTTCTGATAATGATTGCATTTGTTTCTCCTTGACGTAATGGGGTAGATGACAATCACCTACCCCTGAGTTGGCTTACTGTAATGTGATGTCGATGAGTGAAGCAAGTTGCTCTGCTCTGTGGTAGTCACCGTTTGATAAAGCATCCTGTATCTCACAACGTACCATATGAAGGTCATCGAACTCGTGACCAGAATGGAAAGTATCTGGTACTTCATGATGTGATGTTACTGTTTCTGCAATGATTTGATTCTCGTCTTTGATAGTCATGTCAATTTCTCCTTGACGTTAAGTTAATTCAGCAGGGGTTTGTCACACCTACGATATCTGTTACCCACGGCCAGAAAGGGGTCGAAGAATAAATTCAGATGTCAGTCCTTAGTTTTGCCGTCCTGAAAACGGCAAAAGTTTAAGCACCGCACTATCGAAAGAGACTAGCTGTGATGTATCGGGGTGCGTAGGACTGCACTGAAGAATGAGATAGCCGTTGCGAGTTGTTCGGCATAGAGTGAGACCAAGGCTATCGAACCCCTTGTCGGTTGTGGTATCCCACTTGTTTACGTGGGTGTGACAAATCCCTGTGTGGCCCGAGCGGCCTGAGCGGCCTATCGGTGCGGCGCAAGGAAGTGAGTAAGAGCAACATACTTACACCGCAGACCAAATCTCGTAAGTGTGTTGCTCGCATCGATGAAAGCGTGATTGACCTGACAAGACAGGTCAGCCCGTCTGGCAAGACAGCCGTAAGGCAGAAAGCGTCTGCAAGACCGCACTCCGAGAAGGAGACAATCGAAAATCATGCAAGCGCAAGTCTTGCTCAATGAATGCGCCACAAAAGAAAAACGGACGACAAAGCCCCGATTTCGTAAAATGTGTCTTGACAGCTAGTTGAGATTGATATGTATAATCGTCCGTAGACGCAGTGATTGGCCCACGGATATGACGAAAGCAAACGTTACACAACAAGAGAAATACAAAGCAGGGATTGTTCCGATGGAAGACATCGAGAAACATGCCCCTGCCGCACAAGTTGGGAATGAAAAGCTGACGGAAAGCCAAGCAGAGTTGGTGCATGCAATCTTGCATAACGGTTGCAACCCCAGTGAAGCCGCACAGCAGTTGGGTAGGAACAAAGCTTGGGCGTATAATACACTGAAGAAACAACACGTTATCGAATACCGACAGCAGTTGGCTATGATGACTTTGGGATGGGACGCCACACAAGCGATGGCAACTATGCGTGAGTTGCTGGGTAGCAAGTCGCAGTATGTACGGCTGGAAGCCGCCAGAGACCTGATGGACAGGGCAGGATTTAGACAGGATGTGGTGCGTACTCCCTCTACGGCTGTGCAGATAAACTTCAACGTAGACTAGGGGTCCCATGTATAAGCAGGTGTTATACGTTGACCGCCTTGAAAAACTGACACGGACTCCGTAGAAGGTGAATTGCACACGCAATAGACTTCATACAGCATCAACAAGCCAAAATATTTTTTATCATAGGAGGTAATTATGGGTGATGAACCGAGTGGTGGCGGTGGTAACGGTGGCGCAACTACTTCTTCTTTTCAGAGAACTGTAGCTAGAGCAGAAGACAAAGAAAAGAAAAGGAAGCAGGAAGAGGCTATGATGAGGATGGCGGAATCAGAAGATGACGCTGGATATTATGCTCGTTCTAGCTCTGGCAATATTGTGCGTTCAAGTTCTGGGGCTGCTGTTACAAGCAGAGCTGGTCGGCAAGCACAAGAAAATATTCGTGCTGGTTTTGAAGGCAGAACAGCTAGAGACATGGATGCGGAGTTCCCTGTGGATACAGAAAGCGGAGAAAGTGCTGCTTCTGGGAGTTCGGCTACTGAAGTAATTCAAAAAACTTCTACTCCAGCAAGCAGAGCCGCAAGAAGATTGCTTGCTCAAAGCCAAAAGGGTTCTTCTATGAGGCAGTTTTATAACTGATGAACTTAGACTATAAACCCCCAGGTCCTATAGCTAAGTCCTTTATGAAGGACGAATCGTTTGTCCGTGGAATACGAGGTCCAGTTGGTTCTGGCAAGTCTGTAACGTGTTGCATGGAAATAATGCGGAAGGCTGTCAATCAAGCCCCTAATTCTGCTGGGGTACGCAGAACACGATGGGCGGTCATTCGTAACACCAATCCTCAGTTAAAAACCACGACTATTAAGACGTGGAGGGATTGGTTCGGGGACGAAGTTGGCAAGTTTGTGTGGTCTCCTCCGTACACACATCTTGTCAACTTCTCTCTCCCTGATAAAACATCTGTTGAACTAGAAGTTATATTTTTGGCTTTGGACAAGCAAGAGGATGTCAAGAAGCTATTATCATTAGAACTAACTGGGGTATGGTTAAACGAAGCCAGAGAGCTGCCAAAGTCTATTGTTGATGCCTGTACTATGCGTGTAGGCCGTTTTCCGTCCATGAGAGATGGCGGCCCTAGCTGGTTTGGCGTAATTATGGACACAAACGCTCCAGATGAGACTCATTGGTGGGGAATTATGGCTGGAGAAGTGCCAGCACCTGAATATATGCAAGCAGAAGAAAAAATGTTGCTTGTAAAGCCCGATGATTGGACGTTTTTTAGCCAAGAAGGGGCTATGAAAGAGAAAAAAGACGAAAATGGTGGTCTTTTAGGGTACGAAAAGAACCCAAAGGCCGAAAATACGGCAAATATACAGCCAGATTACTATGAAAAGATAATTTTAGGCAAAACGCCGCAGTGGGTTAAGGTATATGTGCTAAATCAGTACCAAGCCCTAATGGATGGCAAGCCTGTGTACCAGACATTTAGAAAGGAGAGCCACGTTGCTACATCGCCAATCGAACCGATTGATGGGGTTGAGGTTATTGTCGGCATCGACTTTGGGCGCACGCCATCGGCAGTCTTTACACAACAGCTACACTCAGGACGCTGGAACGTCTTCCATGAAG